AGACCTCCGATTATGAATCTTTTAGAATCTTCATTTATAGTAACAGACAAGTTATAAAAACAACTTCACAAACATTTTATCTGAAGATAAATATATAGGTTTGACTAGTAATTTGGGGAGGCAGATTGTTGTAAGTCAACTATATTTATAGTGACATCTTCAAAATTTGGTGTCGCTAATGATTCAACGATACTTCTTTCATATGCCATCCAAGTTCTTGCATCCACTGCGATCTTCTGGATTCTTTCATTCTTAATTGCAAATGTTTTTTCTGTAGTTAACATATAGGTTACAGTTCTTTTATGCAGGTCTTTTCCATCTCTATTTATTTCAGAATCGGAAAGTCTTCTAGAATACACTAACTCCGAAGCGCCAGAAGCTTTGAAGACTGGAGTATATTCCAACATAAAATCTTCAAAAGCTTCTATAACTTGATCGGCCAGCACCGACGCATCGAGATCGTCTCTAGTTGTTGTAATATTATCATTTTGGAATGTTCCCACTTTTGTGAGAACTGAAAATGAAACTATATTTTGAAATTTTTGACCATATACTGTTACAGTATTTTCCAATACATTTTGTCTCATTCTAGGCTTTGGCTCTGTAGTATGAGTTTTTCTTAATTCCAAAGAATAAACAATAATTGCTGGAAATTCTTCTAAAGCTGTTAATCCAGAACTTGATGACGCTGGCGCAGAAGATATTTCACTAACTTGAGTGCTAGATGTCATTGTATCAGAATAGGTACTACTAGTCTCTCTATTGATACCACTAGGAAGAATGGGTATCGTAGGATAACTTTCTTCCCATATTTTTTTAACTAAACCTATAAATTCGAGATAACTTAGATTGCCAGAATATATTTCTTCTACGCCATTCTCATCCAGTCTTCGGTAGCCTGGAGATTGGAGTACTGAATCTTTTAGTTGACTAGCCCAAATTGGTTCAGTAAATCTACTTTTTCTTCCGTGAGAAGGAAAGCCTCTATTTATATATGCCATATTAAACTCCTGGTCCTGTTGATAAGGCAAAGTCAATTTTCTTTAACCCTAGGGCAGAAAGAACTTCTATGTAGAATATTATACTTCCAACAGTGGTACTACTTACTTCTACGTTAAAAGAATAACTAACTATAATTTTATCGCTTTTTAAAGATTCTAATAAAGATCTTACATCGTCTACTACCTTATCGTATCCTAGTTGACCGATAGCTTTGTACCCATATCCTCTGATTCTGCTTACTAGAAGAGCTACGAGTCTCATTTGTGCCGCTTTGTGCAGGGTGGATTCTGGATCAGAAAGGGTATACTCATTGGTTAAATAGACTTCAAATGGAACAGATCTTCTAGTCTTTTTTCCTCTATATATAGTATTGACTCCTATGTCATCTAATCTTTGATATTCAGATTGGGATAAGTCTGATCCATACAATGACATTGCTCCTGGTATTCTTGTTCTAATGAGACCCATATTTAGTGGTCTTGAGGCGAACATTCCCGCTAGCGATGCTGCTATGGACGAAACGTAAGATGTTTTTATTTGATCGTGCTGGTATACAGCTTCACCATATACTGGAATGACAAATCTTCCATTATCAGAAGAAATTTGACCAGTCATATTTATTGTAGTTAATTTATCAGTTAGGACAGAATTTGCCTCTAATAAATCAATATCTGGAGATGTAACGCCACCACTTCTTGATCCTATTATTCCAATTTGGACATAGCCAGTAGTGTTGTGGAAATCAGCGCAATAATCAGCTAACTGGGTTATAAAATCAACTCCACCTGTTTTAATAATGGAAGTTTCTAGTGGAACAATAATATCAATAAAATCTAAATCTTTAATTATTGAATATGTTTCTTCTAATCTTTCATAATATTTTTCATAAAAAGTATATTCACTGGGTGTGGCGGCGTTTCTGTCAAATAGAGTATTGGAAATATTTCTGTCAGAATATTTATCCACATATTCAGACATGGGAGCTGTTGCGCAAATCATAATATCTCTAGCTCCTGCAGCGTATGCATCAAATACACCTCTTAGCAGGGGGCTGGAAAGATCTGCCCCAAGAAGATCAATAGCACTTTGCATTGACCTAACATTAACGGGGTTATTAAATTCCATTCCATTTGCGTGGCCAATTAATAAAATCGTACTAGTATTATTTGAGTTTAACTGTTCATAACTTGGCTTATAGTTTACTACGGTACTTTTATTTGGGGAAATAACTATTGGACTTAAAGTCGATACTTCACCTTTAACTTGAAACTTTGCACTTATGTTTAAATTTCCAGTGGAGTTAGTTGTTTGTGCAATAACAGAATAAATTCCCTCATATAATTTATCTGGAATTTGGTAATAAAAAGTAAATTCTTTAGAATTACTTTTTTCAATATAAATAGGTCCTGAAGGATTTTCTTCTTGAATTAAATAAGAATATGGACCATCTATTACTGGACCGCTACCATACTCTCCTCTAATAACAGAAAAATATATGTCTACTGGTATTGAATTGGCGGTTGGGTCATATATATTTCCTTCTGAAATAAATATAAATTTAAATTGTACCGACTGACCTCTGCTAACTATTAACATATTATTTCTCTCTAGTTGCGCCAACTATCCAATAATTAATCTTACCATGTCTGCCTCTTACTGCAGTGATAGCATCAATCTTGAACATTGTATAGTTTTTTGTTGCTTTGGCGGAATAATTCTCATATATTCTATCACCCTCTTTAGGGTAAACGATGTCTTCAAAATAATATACTGCATCATATTTTGTCAAAAGACCTTCATCATATTCTTGTGTTGAATTAGAATTCACGGCCCCCGATTGGCCAACCTGCCTAGTTGTGACTAACTCGAATTGATTATAATGATTTCCATTTGCAAGTATTCTTTGAATATGAACGTTATGTCCCCATTCTCTAAGAATCTTTTTGAAAGTTTTCTTGACATCAATCACGGCTTCTCAAACCTCTATTGGGCATAGGGTCATGATTCGCTGGGACAGTTCTTACTACACCATATAAATCTCTATCAGTAAGATGAGCAATTTGTCCACCAGAATAAAACGGACCAGCACTTGGTAAGCCTTTCATCTGGAATCCCATTGGACTAACTCTATTTGATAACATTTCTTTTCTAAGAGCTGTGGCAATTTGGCACCATGTCGTGGCATTGTCTCTTGTAACTTTATTCCTTGGTATAGACTTATTTGTGAGGCTGAAATCCCCAAGGCTTATAGATATTTCATCATCACTACCATAACCGTATGTTCTACTTAGCTCACACGCTGTAGCAGCTTTAATGTATTCATATACAATAAATGACAGATCACTACCGTCGTCGGTCTCTATGAGACTATAGATGCCTTTAACCTCATTAGAGAAGTTGTGGGCAATTTCGCCTATTTCTAACATCGTTGCGTCAGGGAAATAAGAGAGTAATTGCTCAGGGTCGATGTAAAGAGGTGCCACATCTGGGGCAAAAGTAATAGTCTCATCATTTTTGAGAGTTACTGTTGGCTGATATTCTTCTACTGTGGAACTAACGTATAATCTTTGTTCTATAACTACAGTATTAGAATTAGCTAATATGCCAGTAAACTTAACTGTATATGTATCGGCTATAGTTGGAGTGTAATCAAAGTAAAATATTGAACTAGATATTTGACTAGAAGTATCTGTGACTACAGTTGCATTGGAAGAGTTTTTTATTATTACTTGTGGATTGGCTACAGGAGATAATGCTACTTCATTTCCATTGGCGTCAATATCTTTAAATTTTACAGTTATTCTAACTGTGTCACTGACTACAACTCTATCTGTTGACATTTTTTACCTCTTGTTTTATGCGTTAGATATAATAGTAACGTTAATTGTTCCAGCTGAGTTGTCCTCTAGAATAATACTTTCTGCACTGGAAATAGCATAAGCTTCATTCTTATCTATTGATATTGCTATATAGCCAGAGCTATATATTTCTTCGCTATCCAGACTTGAGATAGCAAAGGCGTCTGCGTTTATTATATCTATCTCCGAAGACCCGTAACCGTCAAACATGGCGAATGTCATTGAGGATGAAGTTTCTGTATTTTCTAATATTCCACTTGGGGTAAGAACAGAATGACTATCAACAAAAACTAATGTGCTATTTACAGACGGTGGTGATATGACAATAACGCCTAATACTTTTAGGCCACCAAAATTAGTAGTTATTCCAAAAGACTCAGGAGAAACTACATATACACCACTATAATTGAAATGAGCTTGGTTATAGGCTATATCTCCATTGTAGAGCATCTAAATCCTTTTATTAGAATGTTCCACAATCAATGGAGAAACCACTTAATGTACTGCCATTTCCGTACAATGCGCCTGAGACTCCGATTCCACCAGTCACAACTAAAGTACCAGTTGTGTAAGATGATGACGCTGTTGCTGCAGTAAATGTTGTAGCACCGTTTGAGGTTAAGGTAGTGAAAGCTCCTGTGCCTTTAGTTGTTGCGCCTATATTGGACGAATCAATTGTCTTATTTGTAAGACTTTCAGATCCAGCTAAAGTGGCAAGAGTTCCAGTTGTTGGAAGAGTTACGCCTGTTGTTCCAGTCGAGGTGAAAGTTATTGCATTAGCTCCAGATGTAACAAGGTTGCCACCAAGGGTAATTGTCTTACCAGTGTTTGCAACACCAGTACCGCCGTATTGACCAGCGACAACTGTACCATTCCAGGTACCAGCTGCGATAGTTCCTACGGTCGTAATACTGTCATCGCCAGAATAGGTTCCACCAGCCACTGCGGCGAGTGTAGCGTTGTATGCCTGAACATCAGTGCCAATAGCTAGGCCAAGAGCAGTTCTAGCTGCTCCAGCATCTGTAGCTCCAGTTCCGCCATTAGCTATTGCTATAGCTGTACCATTCCAAACACCAGTTGCAATTGTTCCAACTGAAGTAAGGCTTGAGGCAGTTACTCCTGAGCCAAGAGTTGAGCCAGAAAGTACAGACGTTCCAGCAATTAACAATGATTTGCCCGTCAGAAGATTAAGATTTTCTGAAGACGTCCATGCGTCAGTTGCATCAACCCAGTTAAAAGTCTTGTCTGTATCACCCTTAAGAGTGATGCCACCACCATCGGCACCTGCGTCTGTCGGAGAGGCGCTTGAGCCAAGTTCAAGATTCTTATCGTCAACAGTTACGGTAGTTGAATTGATTGTAGTTGTTGTACCGTTAACTGTTAGATCGCCGGAAAGGACAAGGGACGTGCCAGTGGCAGCGCCGATGTTTGGCGTTACAAGAGTTGGCGTGTTAGCAAATACAAGTGCTCCAGTACCAGTTTCATCCGATATAATTCCAGCAAGTTCTGCTGAGGAAGTTGCTGCAAAATCCGAAAGCTTATTATTAGTAAGTGCAACCGTACCTGTTGCATCTGGCAGAGTGATAGTGCGGTCTGCAGTTGGATCTGTGACTGCAAGAGTTGTTTCAAAGTCATTTGCAGTTGCACCTTCAAAAACCATGCTTCCACTATTGAGTGTAAGCCCTGCAAATGTTACACTTGCAGAGGTTGCTACATCTTGACCAATAGACAATGAGTGAGTTGTCCCCTCACCTGTTGTTGCTGCAGAAGAAGTAACACCAGTTCCACCAGTTATTGTTGCTACATAACTTCCTGAAGTATTAGTTCCAAGCGCAATTTCTATAGTTGTCGAACTTGCTGCAGTTAAACGACCCTGAGCGTCAACCGTGAAGCTACCGACTGATGCAGCACCGCCGTATGAGCCAGCTGTTACTGCAGTGTTGTCAAGATTTAAAGTAAGTGTGTCAGTTGCGGAGGCAACCGATGTTAAGCCTGTGCCACCAACTATAGTGAAGGTATCTCCACCAGAAATTGTTAAATTGTCACCGTTGTCTGCATCTACTGTAAATGAAGTAGAAATAGAAGCTGTTCCTGCTGCGGTCAAACGACCTTGAGCATCAACCGTAAAGGTTGGGATTGCACTAGCTGAACCATAAGATCCTGCGGATACTGCAGTGTTATCTAAGTTTAATGTAATGGTATTAGTTGCGCTAGCCACAGATGAAAGCCCAGTTCCACCAGATATAGTTACGGTTTCTGCGTCATCGATTGTTTGTGAAGATCCCGAATCACCTGCTAAAGTAAAGTTATATGTAGCTGCAACTACAGCGCCATCTACATATGCCGTAGTTGCTAACGATGTTGAGTTGTTTCCTGCTGTTTGTGTCGTTGCAGTTGCAGAACCACCAAGAGCTAATGTACCAGAAAATGTTTTATTTCCAGTAATAGTTTGAGTCCCAGTGAGGTCGACATATGCGCCTTTACCACCGATTGCTTCAACGGTAGTCGCAATTCCACCAACTCCACCAGTTCCCTTACCATAATAAAGGGTATCATCTACTTCATTATATGCGAGTTCTGCATTTTCCAGACTGCTTGGTGCACCAGAAGCTCCTGATGCCCTTCTTTTAATTCTGATTGTATTAGCCATTGTTAAAAGTTTCCTCCATCAACAAGATTTTCTTCATTGTAATTAACCCAAACTGAACCGTTATAGCGCAAAACATCACCAGGATTCGCTAGACTTATAGTAACGTCAGTTAGTCCATTTAAAACTGATTGAGTAGTAATTGCAGTTTCTGCAGATATTATTCTGTCCTTAACTGTTAAATGACTGCCCGCTGGATTCAATCCAATAACCGTTTGTATGGCTTCAATGGCATCATTTGCATTTGCGTGCTGTTGATGGTGAGGCACTGTTGCTGAATTGAGTGGGTCAGACGATGTCGGATTAATCAATATATCCAACGCTGCGGGATACTGGGTGCTCATAAAAATCCTTTATAAACTAAATATTTTATATTGTTCGTTACTCCAATTAATTGTAATGGAGATAGGACTAGCAGTAGCAGCTACTGGCAAACCTGTAGCTGTATCTATGTAGGCTAAAAGTCTTGACGTAGATCTTACTCCAGTATCCTTATATAAAACTAAGTAGGCAAAACCGCTAGTCCCGTAATCTTCTACCGTAATATTATCAGCGTCAAAAATACCAGAAGCTGTTGTTTTTCCGGTTAGTAAACTAGTAGTTGCTGCGACTGAATCTTCACTAATGCTTGACAAGAATTCATGTGTACTTAAATTTACTGTATAAGTATTTTTTACTAACGCAATTTTTATATTATTGTCAGTCAAGTCAAATAGGCCCTCTAATAAGCCTTCTTTGCCTTTTGCATATAATGAATTAGCCATTATATGCCGACTTCCGAAGAGACAATAACTCTATATTTATATCCAGTCTCGAAATAAGTCTTGCTATCTGTGTAATAAACCGGAGTTGCGTCGGTAGATGGAAAATCTATATAAACATCTGGTTTCCATGAATGCATGGACACTTGGGTAGGAAGCGTTTCCCACCTGGTTGGCGTTTTTTGTATCTTCTTACGTTGTGCTTTAAAATACTTACTGGTTAAAAAGTTTGATGCTGGGCGAGAACTAAATGAGATAATAGTTCTTCCATTATTCTCATCATTTCCTATATAAAAATCTCCATTATTTGGACTGACAGATTCTATATAGAAATTAGGATTTTTAGCTAATATTTGATAACCAGTTTCAATATCTGTTCTAATAGATTTATCTTCTACTAAAACTTCATTTAAAACAGTAGCTTTACTTTCCTGTAGGATTGACGGAGTTGCTGACTGTGTTTGACTCGTGAAACTGATTCTTTCTTCAGGGATAGTCATACCCGAGGAATCTAGTAAATTTTGAACGCGGACAACATAGTCTATATTACCGGATAGAATGACATCCCAATATAAAGTTAAAGTTCTACTAATCTGATTATAATCAGTAATAGTGTTAATAGTCCTAAATGGGGAATTTATCTGAACAGGTGTAGCTGCGTCAGTATATACTAAAAAATTTGCATCAACTAAGGATGCTATTTTAATAGTCCTACCGAATTTAATATTAACAGTATTAACGCTTACTGTAGCGTTATCAATAAGATATAAGGCCACTCAACACACTCCAAATTCAAAACCTATTGTAATAGTAATAAATCAATTCAATAAAAAGCAGAGGGGGCAGTAGATTTCTCTACCGCCCCCAAGCTTCAGGGTAATTTGTAACTATAACGACCCTAAGGTTTTTATCAGAGTGTCTCGTTAGTAACCATGACTTCGTAGTTACGGCTGAGTCTGACGTTCTTAGCAACAGTGATACCTTCACCATCGCCAAGCATAACGATGTCGTAACGCTCTTTCATCTTGAGCTGGCGAATATCGCGGCCCGGATCGTCGAACTGATCGGTACTCATCTCGTCTTTGACGAGAAGTGTTCCGACTTCATTACGGTCGATGAGGAAGAGGTCTGATTTAGCTGCTGTTGCACCACTCTTAGCCGTGAAGCTAACGAAAGGAGAAACAATAACGTTCAATCCCATAGGGGCAGTCTGATTCAATGCGCCATCTGCAGACTGGGGACGATAGCCCCAGCTTGTTCCAACGCCCGATGCTGCGCCACCTTGATGGAAGACGGCATCCTTGAGGAAGATCGACCACATGAGGGGGTGTAGAATAAAGTCTGTTGGAATATGGTTTTCAGCCATGAGAACGGCAGCCATGTCGATGATATCGTCCCACTTGACTGTCTTATTGGCAGCGCCATTAATGTCAAGACCGGTTGTGTCATCGTAGCCAGCGTCGTCGTTGTCAAAAACGATTGTAGCTGCATCTTTGAATCGGCTCAGAGCAATTTGCTCCTTAAGGCGAGCCATAGCACGGCCGGCTGCGCGAACATGCAGACCAACAATGTCCCAAAGTGAATCAGCGATTACTTCTTCCGTGAAAGAAAGCTTAACGCCCTTCTTCGAGACTTTGCCCTCTACCTGCTTTGCGAAAGCGAGTGCTTGTTCTGGATACTCTTGTCCTTCTGGGATCTCAGCAGCTTGAATAGCATTGACGGCCGGGAATTCCAATGAACGTCCCTTGCCGAGACGAACAGTGGAAAGCAATGGAGTCACTAAAAGCTGTGGCTCTGCTGCTTCTCTGAGCGTACGTGAGAGAACTTTCGGGAAAAGTGCTGCTGCGTCTGACGATGCAAAAGCTTCCTTAATTGTTACTCTATTTTCTGCGTCGATATACCCGTCCTCGGTCATTGCTGTCTCCCAAGCTGGGAGACCCGAGAGGAGCTCTTGGATTGTCTTAGTCATCTTAGGAATATTCCTCCTGTGTTATTGTTTCTTATTTATTAGAGTGTCAGGTTGACGCGGAATGCACCAATGACATTAGTTACATCTAGATTCGAACGAATACCGAGCTTACCAGTATTAGGACCAGCCTTGGTAAGTTCATAAACGGTCTTCAACGCACCCGGATCTGATGGAAGCTGCATGTAGCTGAGGAGGCCGTCATCAAAGTTTGTAGCAAACTTTTCGACTTCGACAACCTTACCTACTTGCAAGTAGCTGTATACGGAGCTGCTATCGAGGAAATCGGTAGCTGCAGCCAATACTGGACGTCCCATTACGTCGGAACGAACTACTGAACCAACTGTCACGTTATTGTTAATGCCGCTGACCATTGGATACTCTACATAGCCGTGAGTGATAAATCCAGCACC